CACCTTCAGTGATAACAATACGCTTACCAGTTGTAGGAAATAAATGCTGACCAAATAAGGTATCAGTAGATTGTCCTTCATAACTAAATATTTTTCGTTTGTTTTTTACTTTGATCCCAGCAAGAATTCCATCGCTTGTGAAATATGGGAAGCATAGAGTGTCTCCATCTCTGTGAATCCTATACTTTCTACAAGTTGGTTCAGTGATTCTTCGTCTTCTGAGTTCTTGAGGGTATCCTCTGAGTTCGACATTTGTCATTTTCCGTTTTGACTGTGAAAGATTTATACCCTCTGCGGGTGTGTAATGGTGGCAAGAGAAACAGAACTTGTGACCATCAGTGTAAACTGAATTAGCATCTGATGAGCCACAATTTTCACATGGTTCATGTGCCACAAATTCTGATTCATTCATATTAACCAATCTAATGGTAATGAGTGGTAGGCACACCAAGGGATGTCATGTTTATCACACCACTTGGCATATGTAGTTTTTGAGTGTTTTGAAATCTTATTGTATGGCGACATAAACACCATACGCAAATCTATATCTGGATTATCCTTCTTTACAGCTGCTATCTTCCTCCTATCTGCTGCATCCCAGTATCCCTTTGTTTCAAGGTACACGTGATTTGGCAAGATAAAATCAGGGTGATAATTATGCTGAATGGTATAAGGAATTTTACAAGATTCGTATTCATAAGTAACTCCGAGATTAGTAAGCAAGTCAGCGACCTGCTCTTCTAATCCTGATCTAAATTTAGAAGTCCTCTTCTTCTTCTGACGCTTCATTATTGGCAGGTGGTTCAGTAGCTTTAAAGCCTTTTGTTTTACCGAAAAGATTTGCTACTTCGTCCTCACCCAACTCTCCAGAATCGACACCAGCCCCATCAGATTTAACTGACACAACTTGTACGCCAACCAACTTAAGAGAGCTGCCATAAGTAATCCCGTCCCTGAGTATGTAAGGTTTTTGAAAGAAACCAAGTTTAACAGTAGATCCTGCATATAAAGGTGTTTTCTTATCGGTCACGGGTGATCCCTCTGTATCAACTACAGGAGGTCTCTTATCCTCACCCCAAGAGAATTTAATTTTATATTTTCCATCCGAAACTTCTTCCCATGGTGTAGGTTTTAGGGTAGCACGTTTTGGATTCTTGAGCTTAGACTCGGCCCATTTTAAGACCTCAGCCCTCTCAGTTTCTAGCTTATCAGCAACATCCTTGCTGACCACAGCCGAGAGTGAATAACCAAACTTACCAGGTTCTAGTATAGCTTGGAATCCTTCAAGTGTAACTTCATCGGTTACGTGTACGTTCTTAGGCATCTTTAGCATCCTCCGCAGGTGCTAATTCTTTAGCCAAAGATTGTCTATAGTCTCTTAACTCAGCTAACTTATCGT